AAAACTGTAAGTGAATATTGTGGCACACAAATTGATGATGGCGACGGCGGTACAGAACCAAGGTTCTCTTGCAATGTAAATATCACGCAACCCCATGAGGCATTTAAGTTAATTAACCAACTTTGTTCTGTAATGCGTGTAATGCCTTTTTATAGTGCTGGAAGTATAGCCATAAGTCAAGATGCCCCTGCAGACCCTATGTTTTTGTTTAATGCTTCGAACGTCACAGAGGATGGTTTTATGTATAGTGGTTCAAGTTTGAAAACAAGAAATACTGTTATAAATGTAAATTACTTTGATATGGTTACTCAAGATATTGACGTTGAAACAGTTGAGGCTGATGCTGCAACTCAGGCAAAATACGGCATTGTAACAAAGTCAATAAACGCCTTTGCAACAACATCAAGAGGTCAGGCAAGAAGATTAGGCAAATGGTTTTTATTTAACGAGCAAAATTCTGGTGAAACTTGTACATTTAATACAACTATTGACGCTGGTGTTTCTGTAAGATGTGGTCACATTATTGAAATAAGTGACCCTGTTAAAGCTGGTGTAAGGCGTGGCGGTAGGATAAAAAGTGCAAATGGCTTAAATATAACCATTGATGATTTTGCTAATACAGACTTACCCCAAATAAGTACAAACCCAACGTTGTCTGTAATGCTGCCTGATAATACTTTAGAAACTAAAACTATTGATTCAATAACAAATAACGTTGTAACTGTAACCTCGGTTTTTTCTCAAACACCAAATGCAAATGCAGCATATATTATTGAAACGCCAACTTTAGAAACAACAAAATGGCGTGTAATAAGTGTAAGAGAAAACGACAACGCCACATTTACAATTACAGCTTTGAGCCATGATTCTGGCAAATATGATTTTGTTGAAGATGGTACTCCTTTACCTACAAGGTCAATTACAACCCTTACGGAAATAAAACCATCACCAACAGGTTTAAGGGCTGAAGAAGAAATTGTTGAAATAAATAACAGGGCAGTTACAAAAATATTTTTGGATTGGCAAAATGTTACTGGTGCAAGTAAATACAGAGTTTATTACAGGTATGAAAATGGTGACTTTGCGCAAATTGACACAACCTCAAGTAATTTAGAAATATTAAATACAAAAAATGGTAATTATGAGTTCAAGGTTTTTTCATATAATGCTTTAGATCAACCATCAACAAACCCAACAACTTTAGAATTTACTGCAGTAGGTCAAACTGCATTGCCTACGGACGTACAAAATTTAACTTTAGAACCTATTAATGACGAACAAGTTCGTTTGCGTTGGTCGCAAACAACAGACCTTGATGTTAAATTTGGAGGCCAAGTTTATGTAAGACATAGTCCAAGAACAGACGGCAGTGGTACTTTTGCAAACTCAACAGACTTGATTGAGGCATTAAGTGGTAATAGTACAGAGGCAATAGTGCCAGCAAAAGCTGGTGAATATGTACTTAAGTTTCGTGATTTGGGTGGGCGGTTTAGTTCTGGTGAAGCAAGCGTAATACTTACAGTGCCAACATTACGTGAGCAATTAGCTTTGCCGTCTATAAGAGAACAAACAGCTTTTAGTGGTACAAAAACAAATGTACAGGTAACAAGCAATCAACTTACTTTGACTGACCCAGCAACCAATGCTCTTGGTACATATAATTTTTCAAACACAATAGATTTAGGGGCAGTATTTTCTTTAAAAATAAATAGTCATGTAATATCAACATCTGCAAATGTTTCAGATTTATTTGATTCAATACCAGACTTAGACGCAAGAGTGAATTTTGACGGGGCTGCTGCAGAAAAAGTTAATGGTGCTTTATTGGTTAGAACGACAAATGATAATCCATCTGGCTCACCTACATTTACAGCTTTTAATAAATTTCAAAGTGGTATTTTTAGGGCAAGAGCTTTTGAATTTAAAACAGAGTTAGAAACAACCGATACAAATGAAAACATATTAATACAAGAGTTAGGTGTTGATGCATTTTTGCAAGCTCGTACAGAACAAAGCACAACGATAAAAACCTCTGGTACTTCCGCAACAGGATTTAACGTAAGTTTTAACAAAACCTTTTTTACAGGGACTTCAGCCATTGGTGGCAGTACGTCAGCCTATCCACCAAGTATTGGTATTACAGCACAGAACATGGCCAGTGGAGACTTCTTCGAAATCACCAATATCACTGGAAGTGGATTTACAATTATTTTTAAAAATAGTTCAAATACTCCTGTAAGTAGAAACTTTAGTTATTCGGCGGTAGGATATGGACGTGGAGGTTAAAAATTAAATGGCACGAGTATCGGCAACAGGTAAAGAAACTGCAAGTAATTTTAGTCCAGCCAATGGTACAGGTCTTGCTGTACGAACTGCAATAAAAGATATATTTGAAAGCTTACGTACCGTAAATGCTGCATCTGGCGACCCTTCTGGTACAGCAAACCTTGCAGCTTTTCAACCACATATTGATAGTGACACTAGCTTATTAAAAATAAGAAATGCAGCAAACTCAGCTTTTATAACACTTGGTAATGTAAGTCAAACAAATTTGGGTTTACTACCTTTATCGGGTGGTACTTTAACAGGTGTTTTAGGCTTAAGTAATGCCTCTGCATCTGCTCCTTCTGTGCATTTTGGCGATAGTACTACAGGTTTATTTAGAAAAGGAAGTAATCAAATTGGTTTAACTTTTGCTGGTACTGAACGTGCTTTTTTCGACCAAAATGGTTTAACTTTACAAACCCAAACTGATTTAAGGTTTGCTGATAGCGACAGTTCTCATTACATAGGTTTACAAGCACCAGCGACAATAAGTAGCAGTTTTACATTAACTTTGCCTGCTACAGATTCACCTGTATCTGGTTATGCCTTGATTTCAAATGCTTCTGGTGTATTAAGTTGGGGTGTTGCTGGTGGTGCTGCTGGTAATGGTGACCAAATATTTTGGGAAAATGACCAAACGGTTACTGGCAACTATACAATCACAAATGGTAAAAATGCTGGAAGTTTTGGACCTATAGCCATTGCAAACGGCGTAACCGTTACAGTTGGTTCTGGTGAGACATGGACAGTAGTATAAGTATGTATATAATAAATTTATGAGCCAATTAAAAGTTGACAGTATAGTTCCTAGCGGTGGTCTGCCAAGTGGTGCGTTTGGTGGTGTAATTCAAACTGTTTACGAAATGGATAGTACTGCATTTAGTACAAGCACAACAGGTGGTGTTGATACCTCATTGTCAGCAACTATCAATATGCAATCTTCTTCAAATAAGTTATTAATTATTTGCTCACCTCTTTGGACAACTGTATCAAACGAGGCATACATGGCATTAACAGACAGCAGTAATACTATATTAGAGCAAGCACCAGCAAGAGGTAGTCGTGGAAGGTATCATTGGGGAACACATTACAATGGTAGTGGTGGTAATGCTCAGTTTCATTCCAGTAGAGAAACTTTGCTTATAAAACATTCACCAAATGCAGCCGGAAATTTTACTGTGAAATTAAGAATATATAATATTAACTCAGGTCAAACAGTAACCTTAAACAGAAACAATAATGATGGAGATAGAATTTATGACCCAGCAGGTATTTCTACAATGACACTTATGGAGGTATCAGCATGATTGGTTTAGATCATAATGCAATTCGCAGGGCATATCCTAGTGTTACAACTATCAACGATAAAACAGGAGCTTTTGATCAAAACGGAAATTCTGTAACTTTAGAACAGAGCAAAATAGACGCTGCAAGAATAACATTAGATGCTGAAGCTGCTGCTGTTAAATATAAAACTGACAGAACAACAAATGGTTCTACGACTTATAGTTCTTTTGGAGATCAACTTGATATGTTGTATCACGATTTGGTTGCTGGTAAACTAGATGCAACTGGAACGTGGGCAACCCACATAAAAGCCGTTAAAGACGCAAATCCTAAACCATGAGTACATTAGCAGTCGGTACAATCAAAAGTGTTTCTACCGCACCTCCAGTATTTCAAAATACAAGTGGAACAGAAAAAGGACAACTTGTTAAAAAGTGGGTTAATTTTAATGGACAAGGCACTGTTTCTATAAGAGATGATTTTGGTGTTACTTCTATTACAGATGATACAACTGGCACATATACAGTTAATTTTGATGGAAATATGTCAAATGAAGATTATGCGGCTACTGTAACTTGTGGCGGCGGTGGTTATAATGGTTTTGTATTTTCTTTTGGATCAGGAGATAGTGATACAAGTTTTATGAGTACAAGCTCAGTTCAATTTAATTGTAGAGGCGGTGATGGAGGTGGAGGTGCAGTTCGAGATCCTCTTACAGCTTGTGTAATAATTTCAGGAGTTAATTAATGTCAACACTTAAAGTCAACACAATTCAAAATACAAGCGGAGGCTCTAGTTCAACCCCAGAGCAAATTCAACAGGGTAGAGCAAAAGCATGGCTTGATTATAATGGGTCAACAAACACTATTTTAAATGATTTTAATGTAAGTACTGTTGGTGATGAAGGAAGTGGACAATATACAGTTAATTTCAGTACGAGTGCAGCAAATGTCAATTATTGTACAGTTTTTGGAGGTATACATACTTCTGGTATTGTATTATCAAGACCTGTTATAAGAGACCCCGGTCAAGTTACAAAAGGTACAAGTTCATTTAGATTAGAAGTTTTTAATACTGCAGGGGCTTACGTGGATACAAATAGAGTAGATGTTGCCGTTTTTGGCGATTAATTATTTTTTGATATACTAAAAGAAAAAAAGCTTATGGCAAATTCTGACTACAGATTAATTTACACAAGAGATGATGGTGGTATCAGTATTCTTTGCCCATCAGATAATTGTGGTTTAACTTTAGAGCAAATAAAAGCAAAAGATTGTCCTAAAGATAAAACAGTTTATACTGTTAATAAATCTGCAGTTCCTACAGATAGGAGTTTCAGAGATGCTTGGACTTATACGGAGTAAATTATGGGTTTTGGTATTGACATGGCAAAAGCCAGAGAAATTCATAAAACAAATATAAGAACTGCAAGAGCACCAAAACTTGCAGAGCTTGATATTGAATTTCAAAAAGCATTAGAAACAGGTGCAAGCACAACTGAGATTGTTGCTAAAAAACAAGCACTTAGAGATGCCCCTGCTGATGCTGGTATTGCTGCTGCAAGTGACGCTGATGCTTTAAAAGCACAATGGAAAACTGATATACTAGGCACATCACCATACAGTTAAATGGCAATTATCGCAGCCGTAAAAGATTTTGAAGTTGCAAAACGCAATGACTTTCCCTTGACACTTACATTTAAGGACGGTAATGGTGATGCAATAAATTTGACTGGCTATACAGTTGAGGGTGAGGTATATAACGAAGATCGCACCACAAAATTTGCAGATTGGAGTGTTGTTTATACCAGCAGAACGACAGGCGTTGTTGACATAAAGCTTGATGATACTGACACAACAAATTTTAATTTGCCGACCTTAAATTACGATATTCAATTAACTGAGCCTTCTGGTAACAAATTTCAGTATTTAAGGGGTACACTGTACATATTGGAGGGTTACACAGCATGAGTACACCTAATCAAGTTGTTGTAAGCCAAGTTTCTGACGTTACAACCGTTGAAATTACAACGGCTGGGCCACAAGGACCTGCTGCAGCAGGGTTTACTTTTGATGGTAGCGGTAAAGTTAATGATTCTATTGTTTACTATCACGCTGCGTCTGATACATTTAAGGCAGACAACACAACAACCAAACTTACACTCGTTGACGGAGGTAATTTTTAAAAATGGCTAACACAGTTAGAATTAAAAGAAGTACAGGTAGTTCAGCACCGACTACACTTGCAAATGCTGAGTTAGCTTTTGCAGAAGGTAATGAAATTGGTTATATCGGTGTAGGTACAGGGGGTGCTGGTGGTTCAGCAACAACTATTAATAAAGCTTTTGGTAAAGGTGCATTTTTTGACAAAGATACAGTAAGGGCTGCAAACGCAATATTATCTGGCCCT